TAAATATAATATTACTAAAGCTAGAATATAATGCCTGAAAGAAAACCTTTACCTAAAACCCAAAGAGAAATTTTTAATGCACAAGTTAATCCTTATGCACCTGGGTATGATAATCCTAATAATGCTGATGCTTTAAACTCACATACTAGAGCAAACCAACAATCATTTAAAGATGATGATGTTAAGCCTTTTTCTATTGGGATCCAAGATATAGATGAAGCTATACTTTATTATTTTACTAATATTATAAAACCTACAGTATATCAAAATTTAACCCAAATTCCTGTTCCCGTAATATATGGTAGCCCAGAAAGATGGAAAGCAGTACAATCTGATGGGTATTATAGAGATCAAAATCAAAAAATAATGTCTCCTCTTATAATGTATAGGAGAACATCTATAGAAAAAAATTATGGTGTAAGTAATAAATTAGATGCTAATCATCCCTATAATTATGGAATTTATGGGCAAAAATGGAGTAATAAAAATGCATATGATAATTTTACTATTTTAAATAATAGACGTCCTCAAACTACTACATATGCTGTAGCAATTCCTGATTATGTTACTATTACATATGAATGTATGATAATGACATATTATGTTGAACAGATGAATAAAATTGTAGAAGCAATTCAATATGCTTCTGATTCATATTGGGGTAATCCTGAAAGATTTAAATTCATAGCTCGTATTTCTTCTTTTACTACTAGTAATACTATTAATCAAGGTGAAGAAAGATTAATTCAAACTACATTTGATATCACATTAAAAGGACATATTATCCCAGATACAATAAATGCCCAATTATCATCAATTAAAACATTCCAAGGTCCAACCCAAGTTGTATTTTCAACTGAAACCACAATCATCCCAGAAGATTTAAATCCAGGAAGAGATAGAGTATTACCTCAAACCCCGGATATTTCTTCATTTATTGATCCTCCTTTACAAAATTCTTAGGTAATGATAATGTTTAAATAGAAATTTATGTATGTATGATAAATAAGTTTATGGAACAAAAAGTTTTAACCCCTGAAGAATTAAATTCATTAAAACAACTTAAAGAAGATTATAATTTTTTATCTATTAATTTAGGTAGAGTTGAAATTGAATTTATGAATCTTAAAGAAGAAAAAGAAAAATTAAAACAAGAATTTAATAATTTAAAAACCAAAGAATTAGAATTAGTTGAACAAATTAAATCTAAATATGGTGAAGGAAATGTTAGTTTAGAAACTGGAGAGTTTTCTCCTCTAAATTAAACTTTGAATAAAGTTCGCCATATTTATAAACAAAATAATATAAAAACATGGCCGAAACTTTGATATCCCCTGGTGTTTTAGCAAGAGAAAATGATCAATCATTCTTAGCTGCTGCTCCTGCTCCTATTGGAGCTGCTATTGTTGGTCCTACATTATTAGGTAAAGTAGGAATTCCTAAAATAGTAACTACATATTCTGAATATTTAGCTTTTTTTGGTGGAGGATTTTTAAGTGGTTCTGATACATACACCCACTTAACTGCTCTTTCTGCTTATCACTATTTCCAAAATGGAGGTACTAGTTTATTAGTAACTCGTGTGGCAAGTGGATCATTTACCCCTGCTACTAGTACTAATATGAGTGGTAGCACTTCAGGATCAAACAATATTCTTACACTAGAAACTCTAACTGAGGGCACAATCATGAACAGCTCAGGTTCACCAGATGTATCAGGTTCACTAAATGATAGTGGAAGCTCTTATAACATTCGTTGGGAAATTGTTTCTCCTAATACCGCTTCAGGTACGTTTTCATTATTGATTCGTAGAGGAGATGATAATACTGCCAATCCTATTATTTTAGAAACTTGGACTAATTTATCTTTAGATCCTAATCAATCTAACTATATTGAAAAGGTTATTGGTAATCAAACATTCAATGTTAAAACAGATTCTTCTACAAATAGTCTTTACCTCCAACCTACAGGTAGTTATAGAGTTAAAAGTAAATACATACGTGTAAAAGCAGTAAACCAGAAAACACCAAATTTCTTTAATAATGCTGGTGCTCCTACACCTGCATATACTGGTTCTATTCCAAGAGCTCAAAGTGGTGCTTTTGAATCAGCAAGTGGAGCTAATGTTCCTACATGGGCTGCTAATTATTATGAAAATATGGCTGGTTCTAATATTCAAGGAATTAGCCCTAATGATTATACTCAATCATTTAATATTCTAGCAAATAAAGATGACTACAAATACAATGTTATTTCAGCCCCAGGATTAATGCTTGGTGAAACAGGCCATACTGTTCCTCTTAATTTGTTAATTAATAATACTCAAAATAGAGGAGATGCTATTGCAGTAGTAGACTTAGTAAAATATAACAGTACACTTATAGCAGCTACTCAACAAGCAGCAAATCTTAATACTAGCTATGCAGCAGCATATTGGCCTTGGATTCAAATTACAGACCCTAATACTGGAAATTATGTTTGGATCCCACCATCTACAATGATCCCAGCAGTATATGCTTATAATGATGCTGTATCTGCTCCATGGTTTGCACCTGCAGGTTTAAATCGTGGTGGTTTAAGTCAAGTAGTAATGGCTGAAAGAAAACTCACAGCGTCAGATAGAGATGCACTTTATACCGCTAAAGTAAATCCAATCGCTACCTTCCCAGCAACTGGTGTTGTAGTATTTGGTCAGAAAACATTACAAACTAAAGCTTCTGCACTAGATCGTGTAAATGTTCGTCGTTTGTTAATTGCACTTAAGAATACTATTTCTGATATATCTAATACTTTAGTATTTGAACAAAATACATTAGCAACTAGAAATACATTCTTAGCTCAAGTAAACCCATATCTTGAAAGTGTACAACAAAGACAAGGTTTGTATGCATATAAAGTTGTTATGGATGAAAGCAACAACACCCCAGATGTAGTTGATAGAAATCAGTTAGTAGGTGCTATTTACTTACAGCCTACAAGAACTGCAGAATTTATTATTCTAGATTTCAATATCTTACCAACTGGAGCTACTTTCCCATCATAAAAATGAAAATTGATAATATTTATAAATAAAAACAAGATACTGACATGGCTATTTTAAATCCAAACGAAATATTTTTTACCGCCTTTGAACCCATATTAAAGAATAGATTCTTTATGTATTTAGACGGTATGCCCAGTTACTTAATTAAGGGAGTTAGTGGTATGGGGTTTGCTCAAGAAGAAATTACAATGAACCACATTAACGTTTACCGCAAAATTAAAGGTAAATTGAAATGGAACGATATTACTCTCACACTCCATGACCCAATCACCCCATCAGGTGCTCAGGCAGTAATGGAATGGGTACGTTTACACCACGAATCTGTAACAGGTCGCGATGGATACTCAGATTTTTATAAGAAAGATGTTAAAATTGATGTATTAGGCCCTGTAGGTGATATAGTACGTGAATGGATTATAAAAGGAGCTTTCATTAAATCAGCTGAATTCGGTGAATTTAACTGGGATACAGAAGCTGAAGCACAAAACATGACGTTAGTACTTGGTATGGATTACTATATCTTGAATTACTAAGATTATTTTATAAATTTATATAAAGAGCTTGAGAGAAATCTCAAGCTTTTTTATTTTTTTCTATTTTTTATATATTTATATTTGAATATAGTTTTAACCCAAATAAAAATCTATGAGTAATTCAAAACCAACTACAGAAAAAGACAATTCGTCTAAAGAAGTTATTAAATTTCCTACTGAAATTATTAATCTACCCTCTAAAGGATTATTATATCCTAAAGATAACATCCTCTCCCAAGGAAAACTTGAAATGAAATATATGACGGCTAGAGAAGAAGATATTCTCACTAACCAAAATTATATTAAATCAGGTATTGTAATTGATAAATTGTTACAAGCACTTATTGTAACCCCTATTAATTATGATGATCTACTTGTTGGAGATAAAAACGCAATCATGATCGCTGCCCGAATCTTAGGATACGGATCAGAATATACTTTTGAATATGATGGTGATTTAGTAGCTATAGATTTGTCTAAA